TCGCCCGTACGTTGGCCAAGTACGGCAACCGCTTCGGCGAGGTGCTCGTGGGCAAGATGGGCGTCGTCGGGGTCAACTTCCTGGCGCCCCCCACGATGCGGCGCGTGCAGGACAACCACGGGACCATGCTGGGCTTCATCCAGGACCCCACGGGGCAGTTCAAGCTCACGCAGCGCGAGTTCGACGCGGCCCTGAAGGTGGCGCGTGACCAGCGCAAGCCCGTCAATGGGTGCGTGGTCTTCGAGCCCTGGGAGGTCGTGCACTGGCGCCTGCGGCAGAAGGACACCACGGCGGTCTACGGCGTGAGTGTGCTCGATGGCGGGCGCTGGGCCTGGAAGCGCCTCATGATGATGGAGGACACCGCGCTGGTGACCAAGCTGACGCGTGGGCCCTCGCGGAATGCCTTTTACATTGACACGGGCGACCTGCCGCCGGCCGAGGGGTGGGCGCACGTCAAGAAGATCCAGCAGCAGTACACGCGCAAGAAGGTCTTTAATCCAACGACAGGCCAATTGGACTTCAGGTACAATGTTTCTGGACAATTGGAAGATCTTTGGCTCCCCACGCGCGGGGGCAAGGACTCAACGCGCGTGGATGTGCTGCAGGGCGTGGACTCGCAGGACCTCGATATTCTGGAGTACTTCCGCAACAAGGTGCTCGCCGCGGCGCAGACCCCCAAGCGCCTCCTCGGGATGGAGGAGACCACGGGGCGCATCGCGAGCGGGGACGACGTGCGGTTCGCGCGGGCCGCCATGCGGGTGCAGCGCGAGGTGCGCAACGGCGTGAAGCAGATCTGTCGGATCCACCTCGCGGCCCTCGGGATCGACCCTGACGGCGTGGCCTTCGACCTCCACATGACGGTGCCCTCGTACATCTTCGAGCTGGCGCAGTTGGAGGTGCGGTTGCAGCAGGCGCAGCTCGCGCAGGGCCTGGGCGAGCTGGTGCCGCAGCCCTGGATCCTCCAGCACGTGTTTGGCTTCTCGCAGGACGAGGCCATCTACGTGACGGACGAGGCGCGCAAGGACAAGCGCGGGTCCATGAAGGGCGACGCGGCGATGCAGGCAGAGATCATCCGCGAGTACCCCGAGACCGTGATGGGCCCGATGGGGGCCGAGGGCGGGATGCCGCCAGAGGCGGGGGCAGCTGAGGCGGGGGTGCCCGAGGGGATCGAGGATCGGGGCTGGGCCCTCGATGGGGACGCGGCGGTAAAGGCGCGCCTGGACCGCCTGCTGAATGAGCACAGCCGCGTGACGCGGCTCACGGAGCGCATGGCGGCGCGGGTCGAGGGGATCGATCGGGCGATGGAGCGGCAGGAGCGGCAGGCGCGGCGGGATCGGCGTGCGGCCGGCTATAGCAGAACGGATTAGGCGATGTACATTACCGAGGCGCAACTGGCGGAGATGCGGGCGGGGAGCTACGAGGCGCTGATCGACCAGATCGAGCGGGCGGCGAGCGCGGTCCTGCGGCGCCCCGTGCGGGCCATCGCGACGTGGGCGGATCGCGCGGTCGTTGTGGATGACGCAGAGCAATTTGCGCGCGTGGACTATGCCTGCGCGGACGGCGTGGTTGCGCTGCGGGGGCACGCGCCCTACGTGGTGGCGGCGCTGGGCGAGGCCGAGATCCCGCGCTACGTGGCGGGGCAGGTGCGGGCGCTCGTGCGGGACGTCGCGGAGGGGCGGTGCGCGGGCCCCGAGTCGCGCACGCGCATGCGCGACCTGGCCCACCTCGTCGAGGCGGGGGAGCGCTATTGGCTCGTCGATGTGGTGGCCGAGATCGAGGCGGCGCAGGACGCGGCGTGGCAGCGCTGGTACATGGCAGATGCGGAGCGCATCCGGCGGCGCATGTGGGGCGAGGTGCGGGCGCGCGAGGCGCGCGTCCCCGATCCGGGGCTGTTTGTGGGGCGCCCCGACGCGGGGATCCCGGTGGGGGAACTACGGATGGCGGTCGAGGGGCTCAAGGCAGCGTATGCCCAAATCCTTGACGAGGGCCGATCCGTGCGATTTGATAGGGGCGAAGCGGACCTGGACGCCATCAGGAGTTCGTTGATCGGCGAGGCGGAGGCCATGGTGGCCGCGCTCACACGTGCCGAACGGTTGATGCTGGAGGACGTCCCACGGGATGTCGCGCGGATGGCAAGGGCGCATGGGACGTGCGCGGAGCGGGCCAGGCACATGATGATCGTCGCGGGCTACCTCGCAGGGCGGGGCCGCGACCCCAACGAACAAGGAGACGGCGACGATGGCACAGCGGATCATTGACAGCACGTTTGAGCAGGACATGCAGGCCCTCGGGCTCTCGACGATGGTCGAGGACCAGCGCACCCTCGCGGGCATGAACGTCCTCACCGAGGACAGCGTCGTGGGCGGCGGCGTGCGGCGCCTCGACACCATCGCGGTGAGCGGCCAGGTGCAGACCGAGGCCCACGACCCGATCGAGGGCCCCGTGGTGACGCGCGAGCTGTTCAACCGGATCGCGGCCCTCCCCTTCGAGAACATGAGCGTCGAGGATCTCGACGCCCTGCTCGAGGAGCTGGGCAAGAAGGACCTGCCTGAGGGCGACGCCGCGTTGACGGCGCGCGCGCAGGAGGTCGTCGAGATGCTGCTGCGGACGAAGGGCAAGATCGAAGAGGGCATGGCCTTCCGCACCTTCGGGGCGAAGAGCGGCCGGATGGTTACGAAGCACCGCCAGACGGGCACCAAGGGGCGCAAGGCGCGCCTCATGGCGAAGAAGTACCGCCGCACGCACAAGAGCCTGATCAAGCGTGCCTCCAAGAAGATGCAGGCCAAGGGCTGGTTCAAGCGCGTGCAGAAGCTCCGCGCAGCCAAGATGGGCTCCAAGACGGACAAGCTCGCGGCTAAGCCGATCCGTCGGCTCCTGGGCGCTGGCAAGCGCGGCCCCGTGGGCGGCTTCGGCAGCCTGGGCGCCTCGGCGGACAGCGAGATCGCGAACGACCTCCGCAGCGTGCTCCACGAGAGCCGCGTGCAGGCCGGGACGCGGGCCGAGATCGTGGAGCGCCTGAACAACATCTTCACCCTCATGGCCGAGATGTACGACTCCCCCGAGGTCGATGCCGTGCTCGAGGAGGCCCTGATCCCCGTGATCGAGCGCGCCAACGCGGGCACCTTGGTCGAGGACGCCCTGAACGAGGACGAGTTCGTGGCCACGCTGGCCCCGTGCTTCAACCTCGTGACGCGCATCATGGAGTCGATCGAGGACGGCGAGGTCGACTTCGACTACCTCGGCGAAGAGGGCGACGACGAGGACGACGAGGACGAGTCGGGAAACTGACGCGGGCTGGCCTGTTAGAGGGCCCGCAGTGGAAGGGACGGACGGCCGGTCAGCGGCAGGCGCTCATGGGAGTGCGGCCCGCTGACCGTGTCTTTCGCTTGACCGACCGCGGGCCGCGTAAGACCAGCCGGCGGGTGCGGTTCGGGCAGGTGGTACGGATGGCGCTCCGGCGCGAGGCCGGGCTGAAGAAGGGGACGCGATGAGCGGCAAGCTGCTGACTGAGACGATCACCACGACGTTCACCCTGACCGAGGACAAGGGCACGGGCAAGCTCGTGGCGCGCGGCGAGTTTGGGCGCTACGATACCCCGACGCAGAACGGGCGGCGCTATCCCAAGGCCATCTATGAGCGCGAGGTCAAGAAGCTCCAGGAGGACATCAAGCGGCGGCGCGTGCTCAGTGAACTCGATCATCCAGATGATGGGAAGACCAAGCTGACACGCGCGGCGGCGCTGATCACCGAGGCGTCGGTCTCCGGTGATGGGCGCGTGCTGGGGGCCGCGGAGATCCTCGATACGCCGAACGGCCGCACGCTCGCGGCGCTGATCCGCCACGGGGTAGAGATCGGCGTTAGCTCGCGGGGCTTCGGGAGCACGAAGCCGAGCGAGAGCGGGGACGGCGAGGATGTGTGCGAGGACTACAACCTCAAGACCTGGGATTTCGTGGCGGACCCCGCCATGAAGTCGGCCTACCCTGAGATCTTTAATGAGGACGTGAACACGCCCTACGCGACCGATGCCCTGCAGGCGCAGATCCCCGAGGCCCTGGCGGCCCTGGAGGAGGGCCTGATGGAGCGCGCGCTGGCGAAGGCGCAGGCGACGCTCCAGGCAGCGGCGAGTACGGACGTCGAGGCGGCGGTGGCGGCGGCCCGTGAGGAGGAGCGCGAGCGCTTCGAGCACGGGCTCATCGAGGCCCTGCAAGGGCTGCGGGCCGAGGTGCGGGCCGAGCTGCGCGAGGAGGCTGAGGCAGACGGCGCGGGCGCCGTGCTGGCCACGGTGGCGCATCTCCTGCGGCCCTACCTGCCGACGGTTCCCGAGGACCACGTGGCGGCGGCCCTGCAGGCCCAGCGCGCGGAGATCACGGGGCTGCGCGAGCAGGCGGAGGCCTATCGCGGGGTGGCCCGCGAGGCGGGCTACCAGCTTTTGGCGGAGCGCCTCGTGGCGAACCATCCCCACGCGGCGATGGCGCGCGAGCTGCTGGCCGATGCCGGGCTATTAGAGGACGAGGCCGAGGTGCGCACGCGCGTGCGTGGCGTGCTGCGGCAGCTAGAGGTGCTGCCCCCTGCCCCCAACCCGCTGGCCGAGGCCACGCGGCGCTGGGAGGGCGAGCGCAAGCGGCTCTTCGCGGAGTCGAAGGAATTGCACGGGAGACTGGCCGAGAAGCAGATGCAGTTGAAGCTGGCTGTTGAAGGCGGCGAGGGCCTGGAGGCGCGCGCACGGGGATCCGAGCAGCGCGTTGCCACGCTACAGCGGGATCTGGCTGAGGCGCGGGCCACGGCGGATCTCGCGGCGTACAAGGCCGAGAGCGTCGCAGGGTTGACGAACGGGCGTGAGTTGATCGGGTTGCTAGAGGGCGTTGCGAGCACAGATGAGGTCGATCGGCTGGTGCGGCAGCGGGGACGGACGACGATGGGCGACGGGCAATTGGAGCGCATGCGCGCGCAATTGACGCGATCCCAGGCGCGGCCGGCGACGCTGGAGGAGGAGGCCGTGGCCCCACGCGGGGCAGGCACGGCGGGCGCGGGCGACTTGGCCGACTTCGGCCTGGACCCCGCAATGATGCGGCAGCTCTCCGGCCTGTCATGAGGGCAGGCGCGGGGCGCGGCGTCCCAACAACGACCTAGATCGCAACGAGAGGAACTGACCCATGGAAGCTCGCAACATCCTGACCGAGAGCGGTGGCAAGACCGTCGCCGACAAGTCCTATGTCTCCCAGCTCAGCCGCAAGTGGGGCCAGCTGCTGGAGGGCACCGACGGCGTGCGCAACCCCTACACCAAGGGCGTCGTCGCCATCCTCCTGGAGAACCAGGCCACGTACATGAAGAACCTCAGCGAGGATGCGCTGAGCACGAACGTCGGCTCGTTCACCAAGTACATCTTCCCGGTGCTGCGCCGGGTGTTCCCCAACCTGATCGCCAACCAGATCACGTCGGTCCAGCCGCTGTCGGCCCCGGTCGGCGCGGTCTTCACATGGGATTACAAGTACGAGGGCCGCAAGGGATCGAAGATCCCGGCCAACGGCATCACGGACTATCCCTACAGCCAGGGCTACGACGGCGAGCTGAGCGCGGGCGACGCCCTCATCCGCAACTTCGCGAAGAACTACGCCTCCGAGTACGTCGACTACGACGTGCTCTGCACGGACACCGGCGCGGCCACGGGCACCCTCAACCAGGGCTCCGGCAACTGCCGCATCCCAGCTTGGAAGCCGATCCGCACGCCGGGCACCAGCGGCCAGCGCACCTTCTCGGTGAAGCTGTACTACCGCACGGTCGAGGCGGGCAGCGAGAACAAGGTCGCCACCCTCGACCCGACGGGCGGCTCCACGGCCCTCACCGACAACCATGGCAATGCCGTCGGCACCTTCGTCGCCTCCACGGGCGCCTGGACCCTGACGCCGAAGACCTCGGCGGGTGCGGGCTGCAACTTCTCCGCGAACCACGTCATCTATGCCCAGTACTTCGTGAACTGGGAACTCGTGAACACGACCTCTGGTGCCGCGGTGCCGGGCGTGTCCATGGACATGGCCATGTCGACCGTGACGGCCGAGGCCTACAAGCTGCGCGCCAGCTGGTCGCAGGAAGCCATGGACGACCTACGCGCCCTCCACGGCCTCAACATGGAGGCCGAGCTGGTCGCCGGCCTGAGCAACGAGATCGCCCTGGAAATCGACCGCAAGGTGATCACCGACCTCGTGGCGGGCGCCGCCCACCAGGCGACCTTCGGCTACAGCGCGACGGTGCCGGGCGAGATCGAGAACATCCGTTCGCTCCTGACCCAGATCGACGCGGTGGCCGCGAAGATCCACAAGTCCACGCTGCGCGCGCCGGCGAACTTCATCGTCGCCAGCCCGGCCGTCGTGTCGCTGCTCAGCCAGCTCACGAGCCACAAGGACTTCGACATGGGGGCCAGCCAGATCGTGCCCCCGAGCTACGGGCCGCTCACGAGCGACTACGGCATCCAGATGGTCGGCACGATGATGCGGAAGTTCACGGTCTACCAGGATCCGTTCCTGGACGACAACAAGGTGCTCGTCGGGCTCCGCGGTGCCAACTTCCTCGACGCGGGCTACGTGTTCGCGCCGTACATCCCGCTGCAGGTCACCCCGACCTGGCAGGACCCGCACACCTTCACCTTCAAAAAGGGCTTCGCCTCGCGCTTCGCCACCAAGCTGCTCCGCCCGGAGTACTACGGCGTCGTGACCGTCAGCGGGCTCCCGACCGTGACCTCGAACTTCTGAGCCATCCTCGCGCCATTGCGGCGTGATTTCCCCTCGTTTATTCCAGCCTGCCGGCCCGCCCCCGCGAGGGGGTGCGGCGCGTGCTTGTTAGACAAGGCGCGCGGGGGCGGCTATAGTGGGCAAAGACGCAGGCCCTACGCGGGGCGCATGACGAGGAGCGGTTGTGATGAAATACAAACTGGCTGAGGGGGTCAAGGCGCAGTCGCTTGCGGTAAACGTGCAGGAGACGCGGCCGGGGCTTTCCTATGCGGTGACGGTGCGCAAGGACGTCATGGTGCGGCCCGGCGAGGTCGTGGAGACCGCGTACGATCTGGGGCAGTGGGTCCAGGCGGGGCTGCTGGTCGAGGTGTACGATGCGGCCGCGCAGTTCAAGGCGGCCGTTGTGGCGGTCGTGCCCCTGGCTACGCCAGCGCTAGCCCCGGAGCCGGAACCAGTGTCAGCCCCGGAGCCGGAACCAGTGTCAGCCCCGGAGCCGGAACCAGCCCCGGAGCCGGAACCAGCCCCAGCGCCGGATCTGGAGTCCACGCCGGTTGTTGAAGCAGCGCCTGAGGATGTTGCGAAGGCGGCTCGGGCTGCGCGGCGCAGGAGCTAGGCGATGGGGCGCAGGCGCCTAGATGGGGCGGTGGCGGCGGCCACCCTGGGTGCGGGGGAGCGCGTGACCGTGGTGACGCGGCTCGGGTACCCCGTGGCGGAGGGCGTGGTCGAGATGTCCTCGCCCGTGGGCCTCGTGGTGCGGGGCGGCAACGGGGCGGGCTTCTTTCGGGAGGACGTCTACCTATTCCTGCCGCGCGCGCCCGAGGGGGACGTGCCGCGCCACCTTTGGGTGGACCGCGCGGTGCTGCGCGAGCAGAGCGCGAAGGAGACGCCGGAGGGCGACAGCCCGGTGTCGGCGGAGGATCTCCCGACGGACATCCAGCAGGCGGTGTCCCCGCAGGCCCAGTTCGGCGAGGACGGCGTGCAGCTCGTGCTCGCGGCCGTGGGCGAGGCGGCGATGGGCGCCCTCAAGCGGGGCGGCGCGCCGGCCGAGGACCTCTACGGCATCGTGGACAACATCCAGAAGGCCGTGATGGGCGTCGTGGGCAAGTACGCGGCGGAGGCGGCCAAGGTCGCGGACGAGGCGGCGCAGGCCGCGGCGGATGCGGCGGGGGATGAGGAGGCCGAGGCGGAGGGCGCGGGCGACGAGGAGGCCGAGGCGGAGGGCGCGGACGCGGAGGGTGCTGTGACTGATGCGGCGGCGGCGATGGACGCGCTGGGCGCCCAGTAAGGAGCCTTGATGGCACTCACCGAGCAGGCCGTGCACGACTACATCAAGCGCAAGCTCGGCGACGGCGTGGTCTGCGTCGAGTTGACGGACGACCAGCTCGCGGACGCCGTGATGCGCGCCTCCCTGTGGCTCCAGCAGTGGGTGGGGCACCAGAAGGCGACGGTGATCACGTTCACCAACGGCTCGGAGGTGGATCTGCCGGTGGACTGCGAGGTTCCCGTGGACGTTGTGTTCGAGGCGCAGAGCGACAGCCTGTTTGACATGTTCCGGTGGGCGGGCGTCGAGGTGAACGCGACGGATCTCATGGCGCTGTCCCCCAACCAGGGCTACGTCGACATCGCGCAGCGCATGCAGTACCTAGAGCTGGGCAAGCGGTTGCTGAGCGCGGAGCGCGCGTGGGATTACGACCGGGCGCGGCGCAAGCTGATCGTGAGCCCGGCCCCGGCGAGCGGGGAGCGCGTGATGGTGTTCTACCTGGCCACGACGATCGCGCTGAGCTACCTCAAGGGCTACGAGCAGCAGCTGCTCCTCGACTACGCGCTGGCGCAATCCATGGAGACGCTCGGGTACATCCGCACGAAGTTCGCGGAGATCCCAACGGCGAGCGGGTCAACGAGCATGAACGGGGACACGCTGCTGAGCAATGCGCAGCAGCTGATCGACAAGTGCGAGGAGAAGGCGCGCCAGCTGGCGCCGCCGATCCCGCTCTTTATGGGATGACGACACTGCGCATGCGCATGCGCGGGGCGAGGTGCGACCATGGTATTGCCGGTGCATGATTGGATGGGCGATGTGGACGCGGCCTACGCGGCGCTGCCCCCGGACGTCCGGGCGGCCCTCGGGGATGCGGTGGCCCCGGTGCCGCGTGCGGAGCGGGGCGGCCCGAGCCGCCTCTTGCAGGAAGTGCCGGACGCGCCCCAGAGCGACCAGTTCTGGCACGGCGACAACAAGCTCGTGCAGGCGAAGCCGATGCCGAACTTGCAGGGCAAGTGGGCGGATGGCGAGCTGGTCTTCCGCTTCCCCACGGGGCAGCAGGCCGAGATGCTCTACAGCACGGCGCTGATCTGGCTGCTGCCGGGCGAGGTGCAGTTGTCGCTGGTGCCGGAGACCGAGCAGTACTCGGTCCACGTGATGCCTGCGGTGCAGCGGGATCGCCCGGACGTGGTGCAGCGGCTCACCGCGCTGGCCAAAGACCTGCTCGACGCATAGGGGGCGCGGCGTGCCGATCAAGTGCCGGGGCGCGGAGGACGCGGCCTACCTCAAGAAGCTGGAGGCCGAGCGGCAGGCCATGACGGGCCCGACGGCGGAGTACTACCGCCTGAACCGTGGGGCCCACGTGGACGCGCTCTACAACGAGCCGAGCGACCCCGTGTACGGTGGGGGGCCCGCGCCGGGCCGCGAGGCCTGGGGCTGGTTCGCGCCCTTCGACGTGGTGTGCCTGGTCGAGTACCAGGAGAGCGAGAACCGCGAGCCCAGCGTGCGCGAGGAGGGGCAGGAGGTCGAGTACGACGCGATCCTGCGCGTGGCGGCCCTCGCCTGGGAGCAGGCGGCCCCTATGGGCGCGACGCCCAAGGAGGACGACGTGGTGGCGGTGTTCGAGCACTACTGGGACGTCGTGAAGGTGGGCCGCAGCGGGAATGTCCTGGACACGCCGACGACGGTGGCGTGGACGATCAACGTCAAGCGGCGCGAGCACTTCGCGCCGGAGCGCCGCCTGCCGTAGGGCGGGCGCGGACAGGGGCGCAGTGTGGCGGTTGTTGCGCGCTTCGGCTTCGGGACCGACGCGGAGGAGGCCATCCCAGTGGCCTGCCTCTCGAGCGATGCCGTGGGCGACTGCCTGGCGCTGCGTGACGTAGCGACCGGGACGGGGCGCTGGCGCGTGACGCGGGCGGATCCCACACAGGGGACGCGGATGCCCGCGATTGGGGTGTTGATTCGCAAGAATACACCGACGACGGGGATCATGCAGCGTGTGGGGATGGTGCGCGGGCTCTACAGTGGGCTCAATCCGGTGCGTCTCGTGTGGGTAGGGCTCGATGGGCGCCCCACGCAGACGTGTCCTGGTTCTTACGTTGCAGCGGTAATTATCCAGAGAATCGGTGCACCGGTAGCGGGGGACGTGCTATTTTTAACGGGTGAAATGGGACAATTGACGCAGCGGGCCATTATGCAAAGGTGACAACGTCCCCGACGTGACGGGCGTCTGGGCCAACAGGAGGCCGTTATGCCAGATAAGCGATTCGAGTTCTTCAATCCGACGCACCATTTCAGCGATGATCCCGACGCTTCGGCGGCAGCCCAGACGATGCTGTTCGAGGTGCCCAACGTGGGCGGCAAGCTGGCCATCGAGGTCGCGGCCGTGGCGGCCAGTGTCCTCACGGGCGGGACGGGTGCCTTCGTGCTGCAGCTTAAGGGGGAAAAGGCCCGCAAGTTTGTGCCCTCGCGCGTCGTGGCCACGGGCCTGACCGTGGGGACGGGCGATGCGGAGGTCTCCGTGGGCACCACGGTCAGTGGGGTGGACATCCTTGCGGCGACGGCGCTGACGGGCGTCACGGCGGCGGGCAAGAGTCTTCCCCTCGCTCCTGTCGCCGGAGTCAAGCCCGCCATCGCGGGGGATGCGGTGCTGTACGGTACGGTGACGAGCGCGGACACCACGGCGACAGCGCGCGTGATGATCACGGTGGAAGGCACGCTTGTTGGTTGACGCTGATATGCCTAGTGTTGTGGCAAGGGAAATAGTGGATGACATGGGTTGAAGGTTGTGTGCGAGCACGTTGAAGGAGGTTGTGATGCCGAGGAAAGATAGTCTAGCTAAGTTGGCGAAGCGGGTGAAGTTGTTCCCGACGGTGGGGGGCGCGAAGACCGATGCCGATCTGGTCGGACGGGTCAGTGATGTGCTGCCGGTGCTAGAGCCCACGTTGCCCCCTGATGCGGCGGATTTCCCGCCGATGATGGGGGGGATCGTGGACCACGTGCGCGTGTTGCGGTTGGCCTATGCCCAGATGGTGGTGGAGAAGTTGCAGTCGCAACAGACCGCGTACACGTTGTCCTTTGACAGTCAGATCCGGGAGCTGACGCAGCGCCGGACGACGACGCTGGCGCAGTTGGTACAGGAGATGGCGCGGGCGAAGGAGGCGTACCTGGGGGTGCAACAGGACATCGAACGCGCCTATGGGATCGTCTTGAGTGAGTACACGTTCAACCCCGATGTGGGGACGTTGAACCGAATCGTGGATCCGTCGAAAAACATGGACGGGCACCGTGCGGAGACGCCGGAGGGTCGCTCGTCGTAGAGGCAACGTGCCGCGTGCCGCTGCCAAGGGAGTTGCATCATGGCAAACATCTATGTCCTGAAGCTGCATGCGGATGGGTATCCGTCCGAGTTGGATCCCACCACGGTGGGGTCAGACATCCTCCAACTGCCGAGCACCACCTTCGAGGGGGACATCAACCTCGGCGGTAACGAGATCAGGAACATCTCGAACCCCACCGAGGGCGACTCGGCGGTCAACAAGAGCTACGTGGATGCCATCGCCTCGGGGCTCACGCCCCATGAGGCGGTCATCGTCAAGACGCCCGCCGAGTTGACGAGTTACGTGTCGGGGGGCGGCACCGGCTTCGGGCACACCTTGACCGCGCCGGACTTCACCGTGGCGCACAACACCATCGACAGCTTCCTGCTGACCACGGTCGGCCAGCGCGTGTTGGTCTCGATGCAGGGCGGCGACGATGCGACGGCGCACAAGGACAACGGCGTGTACCGTGTGTCTGCGCTGGGCAACGGCGTGGACGTGGCCTTCCAGTTGACGCGTACCACGGACGCCGATCAGGCGGCGGCGGGCGAGATGGAGACTGGCCTGTACGTGTTCGTCACGGACGGCAGCACGCTCAAGAACACGGGCTGGACCCTCGTGACGCCGACGCCGATCACGATGGAGACCACCGCGTTGAAGTTCGCCCAGTTCAGTGGGGCGCCGGGCCTCACCTACGACCAGGGCCTCAAGCGCGATGTGAACAGCGTCTACATCGAACTCGACGGTGGGGCGGATGCCCAGAGCGCAGGTGCCCCGACGGCTTCGCGGAAGTCCGGACTGGAGTTCGACGCGGATTCGGCGGCGGGCAAGCTGCGGGTCGCCGTGGCGGCAGCCGGTGGTTTGGCGCGCTACCAGACCTCGACCTACGGCCTCACGATCCTCGTGGACAACACGGACAGCGACGCCACCCTGGGGCTCACCTCCGACGGCGTGAAGGTGCTGGGCCTCCCCACGTCGTTCAGCATCGGCGGGACAGCGGTGGATCCGCTGGTCACGGCCGACAACCTGACCGAGTTGGTGGACGGCAGCTCGACCACGCTGCATAGCCATCCGGGCGCGGGCGAGTCCGAGCGCGTGGAGTACGACTTCGTCGCCGATGGGGCCATCGCCCTGGGCGATCCGGTCTACCTCACCAGCGCGGGCAAGGTGTCCAAGGCGCGGGCCGATACCGACGCCAAGGCGTTCGCGTGCGGCATCGCGCACCTCGGCGGGGCGGATGGGTTTACCTGTCCCGTCGTGTTCGATGGCATTGCCAAGGCGGTCTTCTCGTCGAATCAGACGATGGGCGACCGCTGGTACGTCGCGGCCACGGGCGGCCTGACCAAGGTCGTACCGGGCAGTGGCAAGCACGTCATGCAGATGGGCTTCACCTGTGCGGTGCGAGATTTCGCCTTGCAGAAGCAATATATGGGCAAGAAGGCGTAATCATTCGCGTTTTCGCGTTCACGTTTGCCCACCTTTGATAAAACATCGGTTCCTTCTAGCCAATTGTTCGGTGCCGCTTAGTGGGTGTGTATAATGCTCCCAGAGGCGTGCTCATCCTACCAGGGATAGCGAGGGATAAACGATGGCCAAGGATCGCGTTCAACCGTTGAAGCTGGAGGATCCCGGCACGGGGGGCGTGGAGACGGACTTCGGGCCGACCTCGACGGATCCTAGCGAGGACTACCTCGACGCGCACGGGGTCACCATCCAGAGCACGACCTCGGACGATGAGGACGTGTGGATCGGGCGGGCCGATGGGACGGATGACATGCTCTTCGCGGACAAGGTGGCGGGGGGGCCATACACGCTGACCCAGTTGTTGCAGGGGGAGGCCAGCGCGTTCGATCCGGGGATCTTGATTATTACGACGTGGGGCGGGCTGGTGTATAACAATCAAGGCCGGTTCATCGTGAAGAAGGAGCCGTGATGCCGAGTACCTCGCTCCATAAAGACCTCATCCCCGAGCAGATCCATGCGCCGCTGTCGTTCGCGTACACGGACACGGCCACGCGGGAGGGCGCGACGGGCCTGCTCCCGGCCGACGTGGGGAAGTTCGCCCGCCAGCTCGATGACAACTCGGTGTGGATGCTGGTGGATGACAGCCCGGTGACGTGGGCGACGGTGAGCGGCCAGGGGATCACGGTGGACCAGCACAAGGCGCTGCGCCACCTGATACATTTTATCGACCATGGCCCCGCCGACGGCTTCGCCAGCGGGGCATACCGGGAGATGACGGGGACGGTGTTCCCCACGGCGATCGTCTGGTACGACCAGGCCGGGGTGGGGAAGAAGAAGATCGTGGAGAAGCTGACGACGTGGACCGGGGTGAACCCGACGACGATCACCTGGAAGATGTACGATGCCAGCGAGACCTTGTTGGTGACGGTCAGCGATACGGTGTCCTACTCGGGCGTGTTCGAGACCTCTCGGACCCGCGCGATCAGCTAAGGGGTAAAGCATGGGCGACTCACCTGCTTCGATTTTACACAACACGTCGGGGACCGAGATCGCGACGGTCGCCAATCCTGTGCGCGTGGATCCGACGGGGACCACGACGCAGCCGGTGTCGGCCACGGCGCTGCCCCTGCCGACTGGAGCCGCGACCTCGGCGAAGCAGCCTGCCCTGGGGACGGCGGGCTCGCCTTCGGCCGATGTGCTTTCGGTCCAGGGCGTGGCCAGTGGGACGCCCCAGCCGGTGTCCGATGGCGGGGGGTCGATCACCGTTGATGGGACTGTGACAGCGAACGCAGGCACGGGGCCGTTCCCGGTGTCGGACAACGGCGGGAGTCTCACGATTGATGGCGCGGTGACGGCGAACATCGGTACGTCAGGATCGCTCGCATTGGATGCCACGCTCACGGGGGGGACGCAGAAGGCTGTCGTGCGGGGTGGGGCCAAGGGGACGACGGTAGCGGCGGATGTGACCTCGACGGCGGAAGGCGCGGACCACCAGGCCCTTGATGTGCAGATCATGCACGGCGGGGCGGCCAAGGATCCCACGCAGGTGCGGGCGCTCACGTCGGCGGACGTGGTGACGGCGGCGCAGGGGACGGCGGCGGCGGCGGCGGGGGGCTGGCCCGCCAAGGTCACCGATGGCACCAACGTGGCGGCGGTCAAGGCGGCCTCGACGGCGGCGGTGGCAGCGGATCCCGCGTTGGTGGTCGCCGTGTCGCCGAACAACACCCCGGTATTGCCCAGTGGGGCCGCGACATCGGCGCTACAGGGTACGGGCAACACGTCGCTGAGTAACATCGACGGGAAGCTGGCCACGCTGGGGCAGAAGGCCATGGCGGGGTCGGTGCCCGTGACGCTGGCGTCGGATCAGAGCGTGATCGCCATGCGGGACGCCCCGGCGACGGCGGCGACGGTGGCGAGCGTGGCGGCGGCGGTGGCCGATACGACCTTGCTGGCCGCCAATGCGTCGCGCATGGGGGCAGCCGTGTTCAATGCGAGCACGGCCATCCTGTACCTCAAGTTGGGCACCGGGGCGAGCGCGGCCTCCTACACGGTGCGCATGACGCCCAACGCCTATTACGAGGTGCCCTTTGGGTACAGTGGGCAGATCAATGGGTACTGGGCGGCGGCGAACGGGGCGGCACTGGTGACGCAGGTGACGCAGTAGGATGGGGCTGCATCTTCCATATCCCGAGGCGGGGGGGATCATCAAGACGGCCTCGGCGCAGTTGGCGGCGAACACCACGACGACCTCCATCACCTATGTGGATCTGTTGACCTGTGCGATCACGACGGGGGGCAGCTCGCGGTTGGAGGTGTACGCAAGTTTTGCGACGAGCAATGCGGTGGACCGGGCCGGGACGGAGCAGGACTACTTCCAGATCGTGGTGGATGCGACGGTGTTGGCGCAGGGGGGCAGCGAGCAGTGGCCGGTCACGGAGAGCGGGGCGTTGTATGCGGCATCCGGGGTGTTGGCGGCGGGGGCCAAGACGGTGCGGCTCCAGTGGCGGACCACGACCGGGGGGACGTTGCGCTGTGCAGGTGGCACCATACTGACCCAGCCTGAGCATGCGTCCATCGTGGTCATCGAGACGAAGGGTTGATGTAGATGCCGCTCTTCCCAGATCTGCCGGTGTTGATCACGAAGACGGCGTTTACGGCGCTGGCGGTGGACCGGACGACCACGGTGACCAGTTATGAGAACCTGTTGACGCAGGAGATCCTGACGCAGGAGGGCAGCTTTCTGGTGATTCGCGCCTCGTTCTCGACCTCAGACAGCGCGTCGTTGTCTGCGCAAAACTCTTTCCGCGTTACGGTAGACGGAAACACCGTCGCTCTTGGGGGGGCTGAGATCTTCACGTGCATCCAGTCGGGGTCGATTTGCACGCTGGTAGGGCCTGTGACAGCGGGACCGCATACCGTGAATTTGGACTGGCAGACGGCGGCGGGGAACACGTTGCGGTGTCGCCCGGTGACGCAGGCCGAGCAGGCGTCGTTGGTGACGACCGAGGAGGCGTGAGATGCCGCTGAGCAATGCGCAGGTGGTGGATCCCAACGTGGTGCAGACGGTGAGCGCCGTGTTGGCTGTCGATAAGACCATCGCCTCGACCACGTATGCGACGGTGCTCTCGCTGAGCGTGACGACGTTGGCCAGCTCGAACCTCTTGATCTGGGTGAGCTACTGCATGACGTTCACGCCGAGTGCGACGAACGAGTACCGCTTGCAGTTGCGGGTGGACGGGACGGTGGTGTTGTTCGCGGGGGAAGAGGAGTTCGACATTGCACAGACCGGGTCCATGGTGCATCGGGCGGTCGCGCTGACAGCCGGGGCGCATACCGTGGACGTGCGGTGGCGCATTGGGGCGACGGGGGAGGGCACGTTGCGGTGTCGCCCGTCGGCGCCCCCCGAGGGGCTTTCCATCATTGCCATGGAGACGCGAGTCTAGGAGGAACGGATGGCCAGTTATGTGTTTTCGATTCAGGAGGATTTTCCCAATCACGCCGTGGCGTCCGACCGGCTCACTACCGAGATCGCGGAGAGCGCCATCGTCACCGCGCTGGACGGCATCAGCACGTCCGGGGACGTGTGCGACATCGTGTTCAAGGCGGACCTGTCGGTGGGGGACGAGGCGGTGCTGGAGGGGCTCGTCGCGGCGCACAGCGGGGCGCCATGGCCCACCGTGACCGAGGTGCGCACGGCGGATGGGAAGCTGTACGTGTCCCCTGACATGTGGCCGCTAGGGACGCTGACCAACTTCACGGGCGCCGCCGATGACGTGACCAACGGCGTCGTGGGCACCGACTCGCTGGCGTTCGAGTCGACGACTGTCGAGGATAACGTCAAGGCGTTCCAGTTCATTTTGACCAGTTACCTGGCCGGGGGACACCTCCAGTACAGTGGGGCGGTGTTTGGCGACTGGATCGACTTCACGAGCGTCGTGCCCGCGACGGCGGGCGTGTCGCATCCGGGGGCAGGCAACTACAACAAGGTGCAGGTGGGCGCAGGGGCGAACGTCTTCGTACCGGCGGTGCCGGGGTCGGGGAATTGGGATCTCGACCTGACTGCCAAGGAGAACGCCAACGTCACGTTCACCAAGGTGCGGCCGGTGCCCGCGCCGGGGCTCAATGGGTACTTCGACCACAACATCGAGACGGGCGCGGTGACCGTCAATGCGACGGGCCATGGGGCGTACCACCTCTGTGATTACGAGGTGACGCTGGCGCGGTTCATCACGCGGGTGTCGATCATGGGAAGCGACCACTTCCCGTTGACGGTGCCCGCAGTGCGCCCGATCTTGATCCTGCCGCACTGGAAGCACCGCGTGACCGTGCACAATTCGACGGCCAAGACGTTGCAACTCGTGGCCATGCTCTACCGAGGGTTGGTCAATCCGTTGAGGTGACCATGGATGATGTGCGCATCGTGCTGACCGCTTCGCAGACGCCGCTGGGCGCGGTGATCCGGTGGATCACCCGTAGTCCGGTGTCGCACTGCATGATCGAGTTTCCCGTGTGGGGGCGGCGCATGGTGGCGGAGGCCCGCATCGGGGGCGTGCGCATGGTGCCGTCGACCAGGGCGCGGCACCATGTCGTGACCGAGTTTCGGTGCCGGTTTGGCGGGCGCGCGGGGCTCGCGGCGATTTCGGACGAGGTGGGACAGCGGTACGACTATGGCGGGCTGTTCGTGATCGCGTGGGTGCTGGTGCTCAAGGAGTGGTTCCGCGTGAAGGTGACGCGGTGGCGGTGGCGGACCGCGTCGGTGAAGTGCTCGGAGTTGGTGGCGATCTTTTTGCGGGAGGCCGGGGTGGCGGTGGCGGGGGATCTGCCACCGGAGTTGACGACGCCCGAGGATATTCGAGACTTTTGTCGGGCGCGGCCGCAGGATTTTGAGGAGATTAGCAAGGAGGCGCAGCAATGAATGTCGTGGGCTTTCGCTGGGAACAAGAGGACTACTGGTGGGAGATGCTGCGGCTCGACGAGCTGGGGCTCCCGGCGGATTGGAATCTCATCCTGCCTGACAAGCTGATGCACTTCTTGATCGTGTTTCTCCTCGGCTGGGTGCTGAGCCGTTGGTTGGGGAAGATCTGGGGGCCGGTCGTGGGATGGGCGGTGATGATGGGGCCGTGGGAGATCTTGTGGGACGGGTGCTTTCGGTACGGCGCGAGCTGGCGGGACATGATCGCGAACACGTTGGGTGGGCTCGCGATCTGGTGGTTGTTGCGCCAGCGGGGGCACATCGGTCAGCGGGGGCAGATCCCCCCGCGAGCGAGGCGTAAATGAACGCGATATGGACCTGGGCGAAGGATCATTGGAAGACGCTCACGGCGTCGGTGATGGGGCTCATGATGGGCCTTGTGATCATGCGGAGCGTGCGGCGGGCCAAGGCGCAGGTGCCCCCGCCCCCAGCGCCTGGCCCCTTGCCTGACCCCACGGCGGCGTTGGCACCGATCAAGGTGGCGGAGGGGGCGTTAGATGCAGCCGATATGGCGACGCGGGCGGGGGGGGCGGCTGTGGCTGCGACTACGCAGGGAGGACACGATGCGATTGATAAGGCGACGAGCATTGGGGCTGTGGATACTGTGCTGTATGGTCGGGACCATTCCGGCGTGGGCGCAGGAGTTACCCCCGCGCCCGAAGGTGGAGCGCCTATTACCGGCGGGCGCGCTTTGCCACATCGGTAGCACGGATCAGAAGTGTTTCACGCTCGATGAGTGGCAGGATTTAGGGCACCTCGTGCTGGATTATCGCGCCTTGT